TTACAGCGTTTCTGCGTATTTACTGGATATCTTAATCCAGCCCTCGCTGGACTTTAATCTGCCATACGGCATCTTCTCCACGGTCTTCGTTTCCGTGATCGTATAGACCGATTCCGGGGCTTTCTTCCCAGTGTAATCTTTGCCAGGACTCTTGTAAATATTAAGTGCCTGTTTGGTCTTTACCTTGAAAGATTTATCCGCAGCTTTCTTCGCTGCCGGCTTCTCTTCTATCTTCTTTCCGATCAGACCTTCCGCAATCGCTCTGGCGCATTTCTTATAATCCCATGCATGATAATCGGTTTTATTGTCAACAAAACAACACTCCACCAGAAGTGCCGGCGCGTTCGTGTGCCGGAGAACATAAAGCTCCGGACGTATCTTCACGCCACGGTCACGGATACCTAATGCTCTGGCAATCTTCGCCGAAATCCGCGTTGCTTCTTTGTATGCTTTGGAATTTTTTGATACAACCAAAACTTCCACTCCGGTACCGCCACCGGAATTTAAGTGGATGCTGACATCCCGCGCTACTGTGTGCGCATTGCATTTCGCTACGATATATCTAAGACAACCGTTCTGGTCCGTCTTCTTATCGCAGGTGCAGTCGTATGCCGTGTGCCCTGCTGCCCGCAGGAGCCGAATCACTTCGCCTTTCACTTTTCTATCTTCTACGGATTCCTTCAAATACCCTACTGCCCCGGAAGCACCTTTGCCCTGTGGGCAGTGTCCTGCGTGTATGTTGTATTTTGCCATGTGTCTACCTCCTAATTTGTATATAAAAAAGAGAGCCTTACGACTCTCTAATCTCTTCCGTATGATCAATAGCTTCTTCTGGTAGCTCCTCCGTCATATCTTCCAGGAATTTCTGAACCCATCTCTTAAGCTTTGGCGGAACTGGAAGCCCGCATAGTGTCATATTCTTCAATACACTGACTGCTTCGTATAAAATGTATAGCAGGCAGAAAAATTCGCAGATGCCTAATTTATGTATTCCGAGCATCTGCACGTATTTATCAGCTACGAAGCTTAGCATATTAATGTTGACGATAATGTCGACCGCCATAAATAGACACACCGACAAGAGCATCGCCGCCTTTCGGATTGCTCTGTCAATGCCTACACAGCTGTTGAACTTGTGCTCTTTCATGGCTCGAAGCACTCCGAGCACGGTGTCTAACGTCACGACAAGCAAGAGAATTTTAAAAAACGAATTGCTTGCCAAAAGATACATGATTCTTTCCATCATTCTAATCATCCTTTCTTTTAATTCGCAGAGAGCTTCTTGCCCTCTGCTTTGAAATTTAGTCCAAGTCGGTTCAAAAAATCGCAAGAAATTGAATTAGTCAACTGAATAGTCAGCTATACGGCTAGAAATTAAACTAACTCGCAAAAACTCGCAAAGGCTTGGATAAACCTTGGCTTCGAAGTTGGTTCAAGTCGACTTATGGTCTACGGCATTGGTGCGCATCCTCCGCATATAAAGGCACTGTATCCCGTTTTTTCGCTTGATGTAAAATCATCGTATTTCACAAACTTGCCGAGATATGCGTTCCCACTCGACATTGCAATCTTGACAGACGGCTTATTATTCGTACTGTCCCACATGAACTTAAGGTACGCACTTAACTGCACCCGAAGAAGCAGCATCGTACCGGCACTGTTTGCATCCCGTTTCTCATTCTCGTCAGCGATACGCTTATTTCGCTCTATGGCATCCTTCTGCTGTCTCTTCTTCTGCTCCTTCAAAAGCCAGACGATATACCCAAGCACGATCGGCAGAACGATTCCATATGTCTGTAAGATGATTTCTTTCACTTTCTATTCCTGCTTTCCTTAAATTATGCAAATAAAATAAGACCGTTACGGTCTTGCTCTTGGGGTGTTCATGTAAAATTCTCCTATGAAAATGTTAAATATCCTGACCATGCAATGCCAATGGCATCATTATTGGTGACGTTAGTTGTGCTGTTGATCGTCATCCTTACTTCTATCCATGACTCTCTGACATAGCATGAATACGAAGCTGGCTTTACAAACGTACTCGCAGATGAACCGTGCGTATATTTACCGCCCTGTCTTCCTCGGAAACCATTGTTCGTAGTTGCCGTTACTGCCGATGCTCCTACAAGCGGCTTGGACAATGGGACTGAAAATATAACCTGTTTACCGCCACCGCTAACGTAACCACCAGTGCTGATCTCACATGGAATTTTATCGCCTTTTGTGTAATATGGTTTAAAGGTATCTCTGGTCGGCGGTCCCAAGTACAGATCTGTCTCATCTGAATACAACTGCCATTTTCTGGCTACTTCATCATGGAGCCCTCGGTTTACTCCTCCGGTTCCAACTCCAACACCTATGGCATTACCAGTTGAATTATGCGAAATAATAGTCACGTCATTCGAGTAGACATGCAAACGCCCATCTGCATTATTTAATAATAGCGCAATCTTATCATTCTCACTCATGACTCCCTGATGACTGATTTGCGATCTCAATAAAATTCCAGAATCCAATACACCTATATAGTTTTGTATCTGCTTACCAACTCCCGTCCCTGATGTGCCGTAATATTCTGTCAGATACTCAAGAAAAGTTACTGCATCATTTTCCGCATTAACCTCCGGGCTCATCAAGGAAAGTATTGATGCTGATGTATCCATTCCATTGTCATTTTCGTAATAATTAGTAGAATCAAGATTTATTGCTACAGGTCCGGACATATTCAGATGTGAAGCTGCATCAATTTCAACTCCATCTGCTCCCTTTATTTTTGAAAATGTTACGCTTTCTCCATCTTTTTCCTGTATAGAAGATACAATCGATGTTGTTCCACCACACATTTCCACCACAGCATCTTTACTATTCTTCCCCAGCTCCACTTTATCTGCCGCATACTTCGCCAGCACCGTATCTCCGTTTCGAATTTCCATAGAATCAGAATCTACCTTTACATTTGCTCCTAATGTATCCGCTTCCATATTTCCTACAATCAAGCCACCATCCGTTCCCTGTATATAATTCGTTGCAACTTTCGCCGCAGCGTCAGCAGCCGTCTGCGCCCGATTTGCCTTATTCCAGGCTTCCTTGGCTGCTTCGTAGCTGCTGGACTTCGATACATCCGAATAGCTGTATGTATCATTGGACATTATAGTCAAAATTACAGTGTATAGGGTGCTTGTTGATCCTGACTCGTATGTGGGTTCCGTTGTCTTCCAATTTCCACCGGGTGGGATTGCTGTCGGTTTGTTTGGCTTGGCGGCAGTTGAGGATTGCAATAAGTAATATGTTGTAACTGCTTTCACGTCTATAATCCTCGATATCGTAATATCTGCCTTTGCTAAAATTGCCAT